CCTCGGGCAATGTCTTCGAGAACGATTTTAAGAACAACGACGGAACCCAGCCCGCCGGTGTTAGGAAATGGGAAGCCATGTTTTATTACAAGCTTGGCGCACCGAAGTGGTTCGTTCGTGAGTTTGCTAATAACACTAGTGTGAGGGTGTTCACACGTTACGGTGTTAAGGGTACAGTGAAGGGTCAACGTTGGAGTGGTGAGGTTACTACTACCACTGGCAACGGCTATGTCAATGCATGCACATCACTGGCGGCTTTAGAGCAAGCTGGCATCACGAAGAGTACCACTTTGGTATACGGGGATGACGGATTAACGTACACATCGCAGGATCGGAAGTTGTTGAAGAAGGCTTTCGAAGATGTGGCGGAGGGATCAGGTATGAAGTCGGAAGGAAAGGTTGTTGATACCAGAGAAAGCGCTACGTTCTTGCGTAAACGCTTTGTACCTAGTTTCACGCGAACTTTCCCCGTCCCATCTTTTGGCAGAGTGGTGTCCAAACTACCCATACGCGCTAATAATAACAAAGCTGTGGGGGACAATGAATATATGGCCGGCAAGTTGCTGTCGGCTGCTTATGAACATCGCCACCTTGCCTCTCTTAGAGAACTCCTACTCACTACGGCCGAACAAATGTCGGACAAGCCTTACCTGGACTTTAGGAATCAGGCTTGCGCCTATAAGTTCACTGCAGCAGAGCTGAAAGCGATGACGGTTGAAGCGCATACAATCGACCCAGATTGCCTACATAGTCTTTTGAAAAAGGTTTACGGAATCAACGAAGAAGAACTTGTAGATTGTTACATTTCGGTATGTGACGGCATCCTCGGCTTTGCCAGGGTGAACGCAAAGAAACCTGGGAAGAAAGGAGAGGGTACTCCATTGGCGCCGAAGATACCACGCGCGCTGTGGAATACAGCATTCGAGTCCATCGTCGCGGTAGATGTCTCGCTGTAGTGGGTTCTGTGTCAGTCCGTCAGGGTTTTGGTTGTTTCCCTGACGTAAAACAATAAAAGCACTCATCAACCTGTCA